AGTCCACTACCTACGTCTATTATACTTTCAACTATATCTCTTTTAATCATAAATTTAATATTAACCTTGCTTCTTCACTTAACATATCTCTGCTAAATGGTGGTGTATGTGTGAGTATTACTTTTACATTACCCTCACCAGCTGCTCGTTCAGCCGCTTCTTTAATGTCTTTACTTATTTTATCTGCCATAGGACAAAGCATTGATGTTAATGTATGAGTTACGGTAACCTTATCCTCTTTAATATCTATATCATAAATTAATCCTAAATTGAACACATCAACTGATGGCATTTCTGGATCATAAACTTTTTTTAATTCTTCTATTATCTTATCTTTCATAACGTTTGTATAAAATTGTTCTAACTCTTTCCCAATTATTCCTATCTATTATTTGTTTTTTGTTTCTTGGTTCTCTTAACGCTTTCTTGTCCAATGTCTTTTTTAGCTTCAGTAGCCTTTTGTGGAGCTTTGACATTAAAGATTCTGTTGTAGTTATCTTTATATAATTGCGTAGGTATTCTGCTTCTTCCGTCCCATTTACCTGGCATAATTATCCTGGAACACTAACGAAGGACGAAGCCATTTCGTTCTCAAATTCTTCTACTTGATTCTCGTACTTACTGATAGTCTTATCAATCAAGTTCATTGTTTTGTTATCAGTATTTACACCTAAAGACTTTTTAATATCTTTAAGTTCATCTATAAAGTTTAATATTTCAATCATAATATACTCCTAGTTAATTAAACGTTTAGGTAGTTTCTTCATAAGTTCTCTTAACTTATCAGTCCATACCGCTTTAAAATCTATATTCTTTGCTTCTTTAATTGCCTTCTCCAAGTTCTCTACTCTTTTCCAAAATAATTTTTCTGTACTATACATTTGCTTCTCCAAACCATTGTGGTTTTCTACTAGGTATTTTCCACGTAGCAATAGTTCTTTTTTCTTGTATGTAGTATTTTCTATATGAGGCAACTACATCACCTGGTACCTTACAATCATCTGGCATAGCAGGTGTTGGTAATGTACCTATTTTATTTAGTGGTGCATTTTTAGGTGGGTTTCTCAAAATGTGATTAAGTTTATCAAACGATTTATGATTTACTTTTTTATTATATCTTAATTTGTATTCGTCATTCATAGCAATCCAATGTAGATATAACCATCTATAATTATATGCTGATTCTCTCACCCATTTAGCACTAGGGTGATTCTTATGAGTTGATTTATATAATTCATCACTAGCATTCTTACCATCTAATTCTCTATGAGCAGTACTCATAAGTTGAGCAGATTCTAATATCATTTTAACAATATGTTTATCACACATCATTTGAGCTGCTTTTTTAGGGTCTTTATCTAAACAAAATATATTCATACTATTATGATATCACTTCTTTCCGCTCTTGTCAAGCCAATTCTTCTTATAATACTTGTAAAATTTTCTATCTGTAAATATTTCAGCAATTTCAGTAGCAGGTACTTGGTCCATTTTAATACATTCAGCAAGTGAATCATACTCCCATAAATCAACTCTACGAGTCAGTTTATTGCCTTCAGCATTCTCACCTAAAGTTATTATAGTCCTTTCGCTGTTAGTTAATGTTGCCATGTTCCCTTAAATCTTTCAATGATTGTTGTACACTTGTTAACTTCTCTTTTGGTTTTACAGTTCTACTACCGATAGATAGAGCAATGTAAAATCCAATTACTGTTAATGTACACCCTATAAAAAATAATAATATGCCGTGTTCAAAATCCATTAATTATTCTCCAGTTCTCTTATTCTCATAATCATTCTAGCAACTCTTTTATCATAGTCAGCAGTTGTAGAAAACTTATCAAGTGTTTTTATTAATATCATACTATCTAATTGTTTGTTTTTCTTAATCATATCTGCTCTTACTTCTCTAAACTCTTTGTAAGCCCTATGATTGTTTAATAGATGAATATAATATTTTACACTATCACATTTACTGGCAAAAACTTTAACTCCCCAACCAGGCCATTTCTCAATACCCAATGGTAATAGGTGTGGTTCTTCTTTTTTCCAAGTTCTTATACCAAATAAATTATTACCTTCAGTTCCAAATCTACTAGTTCCCCAACCAGACTCTAGTGCGGCCTGACCGATAATCATCTCGTATGGAACCCTTTCATTTTTAGGTAATGAAAAATTAATATAATTAATACATTTGTGCATAGCACGTACAAATTGAATATCGTTATTGTATGTAAATTCAGGTTCACGTAAATCCATTTCTTCTATTTTTTTCATATAAAACTTATCTAGTTTTAAATTTACATTCTTTACAGCAGTTTTGTTAGGGTAGAAAGTACCCCACGTAAATGCTACAGTACACATAATTGATAATATAGCGAACACTTTAGTTAAAAACCAACATCTATCTAGTGCTTTTTGCCAATTAAATTTTGCCATCTTTGATTACCTTTTTTAAGTCCTTTATAGTTTTCTTTTTATCTATCATAACATCATACCATTTAAACCTTACTTGGTGTTCATTAGAAGGACCTATAAGTGGGATGTCATATTGTCTTTGAAACGTAAGAAGACCTGCAAGGTACAATGGTACAAGCAAGTTAACGTTTCCGTCTGTATAGTCTTTAGGTACAGTAGGTGTTTTATAAAACCCTTTACCTTTAACTAACAATTTTAATAAGTCTTTAGATTTTTTATCAAGTCTTTTCATTATATACCTCTCTTTACATAATATTCATAACCATTGTCTTCAAACCTCTTTTGAATAAACACAAGGTTATTATTGTCCAAATGGGTTCTATACCCTTTGAATATCTTTTTACTAGTTCTGCCTGGAAAATTTGTTAGAATATCTTTTTGAAGGTGGCCTGTATAATATAACTCCCACTCTTTAATATCATTCTTTAAAACGTTATCAATGATTTCAATACCTTTTCTGATTTGTATTTTTAACCATTCGTCTATGTGATTTTTTTCTGTATCAGTTTTCATAATATAAAAAATTCTTTCTGTTATAGTCGTAAACCTATAAATTTACATTTTGGTTCAAACGACCAGAACATTGTATTATGATTTCCTGAATCTCCCATATTCTGCATTTGATACAGGTGTACCATCTCGTGGACTAAAGTGTCCATAAAATCTTTTTTATCTGGATAGAAAGGCAACATCTCTAATCTATAGACTCTAGTACCTTTTCTTTTCCATTCAAAGGTCACAACTTGACCTATACATTTTTCTCTTGCTAAATTTTTTATTTGTATCTGTCCGAACGGAGATAATTTGTTATCAAAGATGGCAAAATTTAATTCGTTAAAGTATTTTTTGATATCTTTGTATGTAGTTTTGTATTTTCTAGTTACAGAAAATTCTCTTTCAAGTTTCTTCTTTAACTTAATTGCTTTTTGTTTTCTAGTTATTTTCGCCATTTAAAATTTCCTTTTTATATTGTTCGTCAAGTTTTAATCTTAAATCACTCGCAACTGCATCCAAAATCTGTGGAAGGTATGCCTGCAAAATATATACTGAATCAATAGCAAATTTATGGACAAGTTTTTCAATCTCTTGTTCCATTAGTGCTGACGTATCTATATTTGTTCCTTTGATTTTTTCTGATATAACGTGGCCAATTACTGCGTTGTTATAATCATCTGCCTTGACAGCATTAAAAATACTCCAAGACCAAGTATAAACAAATAACAAAAATAATATTAGAAATGATTTACGCATTGGCGTGAGCCTCATAAATTACTTCATCTATATTAAACTCGTCAATACCTATTAGACCTAAATTAACGTTCAAACCCATAATTTCAGTTCTAGCGTCATCTCTATTGATTTCGCCCTTTGTTAACTTATCAAGGACCTTATCAACTGCTTTTTCGGCCTCATCTTCAGCCCATTGTTTCACTTTACTCATAATATTTATTTATCCTCTCTCTTTTATTGTTTTCATACTACTAATATACACTAATTTGTAGTACAAATCAAGCAAAAAATGGAGTAAATTATCGTTATTTTTCAATGGGATATATAGGGTGCGACAAGTTGTCAAGTAGATGTTCTACTTTTGTTCTGCACCCTATAGTTGTATGGGTAGAATCGCTTCTACTAGGATGTCTTATAGTCTGAATTCCATCCAAATGCTTCTTTAACCACAGCGTCTGTTAGACCTTTATATACGGTATTCAGTTCTTTTTCTTTAACTGCAATCATAAGTTTTGCGTCATCAGCGTGTAATCCTTCTAACATTTGAATAAACATTGTTTCTTTTTTAGTTTTAGAAAGTTTTTGATCTGCACCTTCTACAAAGTGCCATAGTCTTCTAGCTTCTGTGTATAGGGTTGTGTGTTCAGTACCTGCTGGTGCGTCATTCTCTTTATATGGTGGCGTACCTTCTGGTAAATCCCACTTAATATTCGGGTCAAAAGCGCCTTTTAAAACTTGTCTTAAAGGAACAGAATCGTTCTCTTTTAAAACAGCAATCTTTTTAGACTTGTCTTTTGCGTTATTTACTTTTGTTAATATTTCGTGTAGTAATGGAGCAGCAGAACCTATATTGTCCATTTGTCCATGTAATTGTGCGGTTGTCATTGGCATAAAGCCCTCCTCATTTTGTTATGTGTAAAGGGGTAAGTCTCCCTACCCCTATACATCTATTTATACTCTATGAGTATTAGGCACTTTTATATGCGTACGGAGTACCATATAATTTTTTGATTCCAGCAGCGATAATCGCTTTTGTTGGAACACCCATTCTGTAAGATGTACCTTTTGCTGTTTTGTTTACATAGATCATATTGCCTTCTGATCTTAATGTGTCAACTAGTGCTCTTGGAGACACTAAATCGAATCTGTTTCTCAAAGTTTTCCAAGTAACTGATTCTCCTTTTGATAAAAGATTTAAAACTTTAACTCTTTTTGATAAAGTTTTTCTACCTCTAGTAGATTTTCTTTTAGATTTTGATACAACTACTAATGAGTCGTTTTGTAAAAATTTAAACATTGTTTAAATCTCCTTTTCTTTATATAATTGGCATTGATTAAAGTTACTAACTTTGCCAGTATTAGCAACTATCCCAAAGTGCTTTATGGAATTCTTTAAATTAGGAAACAATATGTGTCCGTCGTGGGATTTGTTGGAACTCACCCACAATCTTCCAGGAAGAGTCCATCTATGAGAAAGATAGTCCCTACTCAAAACTTCACAAGGTGTCTTCAGCCATTCAGCCATAACCCTCCTTGCCAATGCCTTTAGTCCTCTTAAACTATGTTCAGCCAGACAGATTATCTTACTTGCAAATAAAATAACTTTACGCATATTGTTTCCTAATTTAAAATTTTTTATAGTCAATGGTAATGGCATAAATGTCTTTACCTTCTCCTTTTGTTTGTACAGCCCTATCTACACGTTGTTGTAGTGGGTGTTTCATATGTACTACTCTAAGCACCATGGATTTAAGTGCCTCTAGTGATAACTTATAGTCACTTAAAAATTCTTTAGTTGTTATGTTAATGTTTTCTTCTCTTAATCTTAATAACATTGATTCAGTTAATTCTTCTACAATGGCCTGAACATAAGCTTGGTTATGTTGTTGCCTCATCATCTCTTGTCTTCTAGCGTCTAGTTGTGCCCTTTGATTATTTCTTTTCATAGGTATTTTAGGAAATAATATAATATTATCAGGCACTTTATCTTTAGGTAACCCAAAGTCAAATTCTAATTGTCCATCATCACTCATTATATTTTCTCACCTTTAAAATTCACTAGTTTCTTGTCGGCAAAATACTCTATTAATTCGTTATAGCCGCCGATGTGTTTATCTTCTATAACTATTTGAGGCATAGTTCGTACTTGTTTACCTATCGCCTCAAATAACTGTTCAGGTGTCTTAAAATCTTTCCCGAACATCTTTTCTTCATATTCAAAGCCTAAACTCTTAATCAAGTGTTTTGATTTCGTACAATATGTACAGTTAGGCTTTGAGTATATTATTATTTTATTGCTCATTCGCAATTAGTTCCACTTCATCATAAGACTTCTCGGCAAGTTCTTTTAACTTGTAAGCGTCAACTATTTCTTCTATTGAATAGTTGTACATCTTATTATAAGGTCCCATAGGCAATCTTAATCCTATCCAAGCACGGTAGTATCCGTTCTTCGTAAGAGTTACCTCCTGTTTGAATACCTCATACCCACGTACTGGTGTATTCTTAATGATATTGACTATAGTTGTTTCAACATCGGTTACAACAGTTTTGGTTTGAGATTTACCCAATTCAGTAGTAAATATCTTTGCCTTCTTATTCATCTCACCTTTAACTTTATCTGCAACTTCAGCCTTAGCAATCATTGTTGCCTTGTCTATTGCAAGTTCTAGGTCAGGTGATGTAGATGTTCCCACACCAAAGATACATTTTTTATCTTTGTTTTTGCCGAACATTTTAGTACCACATTCTTTTTTCTCGGAATAATCATTCATATACCAAGAAGGAACTTTTAGTACCTGGCTCTTGTTTTCTTTTTTGATTTTATAAGTATTTGTTGAACAATTTGCCAACGCAACACCCATTAAACCAATCATTATAAATTTGAGTACTTTACTCATTTTTCACTTTCTCCTTCGCTTTATTAAACACATTATATACTATCTCTTTAGTTTTGTCAACAGCCTGTGTTTTCTCAACTGTTGATACAAATGGATCCCAACTAAATGCTATGATTACCCACAGAATTGTTAGGGTTAAGATACCTCGTATCATTACTTTCTTACCTCCCAGTTTCCATTTTTATCTAAACACACTTTACCAGGTTTATGGTATGCGTGTGCTGGTCGTTCATAGTACCTACAGTAGGCAGGTGTATTCATATCACCGTAATAAAACATAGCGAATAACTCCCAATAACTTGGGCCTTCGTATGCCTTTCTACCATCTGCACATTCAACAACTTCCTCTTTGATGATTTCACCATCAACTTCTTTAATTTTTACTTTTATGAAACAATACTGGTCTTTTAATGGTTGTATCTTCTCATATTCAACTTTATTTTCCCCATTCTCTAATATATTAATCTTCTTAATTGTATTTTCAAATGAATCTTCAGCAAGTGTTATATTAGCAATTAACATTAATGCTATGATAACAAATGTAAACACTATAATTTTATTAAAATTATTTCTCATTACGCCTTCTCCGCTCTTGCCATTAGTATATGATTTTCCCAATCATAATCCCAATGTGGATTAACTCCTATAGGACAAGGTATCCAACCATCTTTTGCTGATTGTATTGCCCTTTTTTCAAATGATCCTTTACCATTTATACTGTCTAATAACTCGTTCTGGTGGCATAGGTACAAATGAACATTCCAATTAAAATCTGATTTCGCAATAGTCCCAGACCCATTCTTTAGTTTCATTAAATCGTACCAAACTTTAGTATCTGGATTACCATCCCACTCTGGACAATCTTCATATTTCAAACAATTCTCTTTTGTAGGTGTTGCATTTTGCAATAGTTTATCAAAAAATTCATCCATTGCTTTTAATTCTGTTTTAGGTTGTTGAGTACCTGCAATTAATACTAACCCTAATAATAATACTTTAATCATTGAGTACCATCCATCTACCATCAGGCATTTTACAAACTTCGTGTAATTCTAATTTTCTATATGGGTTTCCATATAATATTGAATCAAAGAATCTAGTATTATCTAAATTCTGATTATGTGTAACTTCAACCATTGAACATTTAATAGGTCCCTTTAAATAGAAACCTGTAGTTTTAATAATCCCATTACTATTTGTTTTAGGATTCATCCAAGTTGTAAACCCTGGACTATTAGGTGCGTTTTCTAAATGATCTACAAAAGCCCTAGTCATAAGTTGATCGTCTGTTTCAGCATTCATAAAATCAGCGCCCTTAAATGAACCTACAACGGCACAAGTCGCCACGACAGCAGGATTATCACTCAAAAACTGATAACAAGCTGTTCCAGCAACAGCCGCTGTGGTTGTAGAACCAATAGTGGACTGATTCATACTGGAACAGTTAGAGAGCAACAACAAACTACTAATTAATAATAACTTCTTCAACATTCTTTTCTTTCTTTTCATCTGACTTTTCACGTTCTCTACGTTTTTCGTCTTTTTCTTTTTGTAATTCTGTCATATCTTCAATTCTTTTAGACTCATTGTATTGAGCAAGTGTTTTGCCGAATACTACTTTGTAGAAATGGTCTACAGGTACAGGTGCCGAATATGCTTTTATTAGATTATCAAAATTAATATCTAAATGTCTGTATGCCTTTGGATTTGATTTTTTTGCGTCACTATGAGATTTCAATAATTTTAATCTGTTAGTAAAACAGTTCTCATATGGTGGTTTGGTTGTTGATTTTGAAATATCTTTTTCTTTTGCAATTGAAAATTCTTCAAAAATCTGTTCTTTAGTAAACATAGTATAGTCCTTCTTTCATTATTAAATTATATTCTATCATAAAATAGTCGTATTGTCAAGCCCCTACAAAACCTTGATTTCTCAAGGTTTATCGTAAGGTTTCTCATCTGACCCGATAAGTTTACAGGTTGCCTGTATATCATCAATCAAATGGTTAATTTCTGCATCCCGCTCAACCGTTTTAGGTTGATTATACTTTAAATCGTATAATCTATTGGATTGAGCCTGGACTGCGTCAATCTTTTTACAAAATTCACTAATTTTGTGTAACATTCTTTTTTACCTTGTTAAATAGGTCTATTATTGATTGTTTTGTATTTGCTAATTGAGCCTTACCATCTGCCCAACCTTTCTTTTGAAACTCAATTGTTTTTTGTTTTTCAGTTTCAAACCAGTTCATCACTGGATTTGCATTAGCACTAACTGTTAAAAAAGTTAATACTAGTATTGACATTAAAGTTTTCATCTATCTCCTTCCTTAATGTAGTTTTGGTTTAGTAAACGGTTCAATTATGTCCTTTGAATCATACATCTTGTCCATAATCTCACCGTATTGGTTTTTAGGAAACGTTGTTTTCATAATCTTTAACGTTTGCCCTAAAATCGTCATTAGTACCATAACAGGATCATAGTTGCTCATTTGCTTTTGAGTCCATTCGTGGAAATTATCAACTACTGATTGTTGTGGATCTAAAACTTCTTGTGTTTCGTATAAATCTTCTTCTGGACCAAATCTATCAATCTCTCTATTTGGAAAAGCTTTTCTTTCAAGTGCGTTTAATATTTCTTCACCTGTTTTCTGTAGTTCTAAAATATTCATATCTCTTTTTGCTAAATATTCTGATAATTGAGTTAAGTAATCTTTAGCAGAGTCGCCTCTACCTTCATCTATTATGTCTTTAATCATATTAATAACATCTGGTAATGTCTCCATACCATTAATGTATAATTCTGGTATTTTATTTTTTTTCATCAAAACTCCTCCATTCTACTTTACCTTTTAAATATCCTAACTCGTGGTCAACTCCTAACCATTGAGGATTAGTTGCAACAACTTTTCCATCTTCATCAATCAAAGCACTTGATTTTGTAAACAAACTATTTGCGTCTCCTGATTTAAAATCTTTTTTATGTGATATGGTAACGTGTGCTGTACCAGGGTTATCTCTTTGTAATCTTTTATTTAATCTAGTTAAAAACATATCTTCAACCCACAATGCCTCTATACTATCATTTGACCTTATCTGATTAATATAAGCGTCAACATTTTCATTAATTAATTTGTTATATTTGTTAAAAGTCTTATTATCTGGTTTATATGCAAGTGTAATATGGTCACCAACTACAACATCCATAGTGGAATACTTCCTTACAGCATCACGGCTCTCTTTATTCAATACAACTGCAAAATAACCGTTATTCATTATTTCCCCTCTTTTCTGTGGAAAAAAACTCTCATAGCCGCCTCCTGGGACGGTTTTGAAGGTGTCTGTGTATGATTGTATCCCCCTAATTTCACTATTTTCCCAACTTACTTTCATTTTCTAAATTGATTGCAACATCAATATCTGACTCTTCTTGTTCTTTTTTCAACTGTTGGCCTACTTCAACTGCTTCCTCAACTGTCATTTTAGGTTCAACTAATTTGATTTTAGTTAATTGGTGTGGTTCGTCTTCATCTGCCCAAGTATCAATATGGACATCTTCTGCTTCCATCGCCTCTTCTAAAGTCTGATTATAAGTATCAGTATCGTATTTAACTTTACCAATATACTTTGTTGTATCTGAATCAGTATAGTTAGCATCCACATAGTAAGTTTCAACTCCATCTTTAGCGTCTGCAATGTCTTTTGTAATCTTACTGTGGTCTATACCACCGAAGTCTGTAAATTTATTATCAGCCTCGTCTTTATCTTTTGCCAATACATCTTGTTCAACAACAAGTGTATAGTATGTTTTTTTTCTGTATAGGTTTTTACCTACTTCATCTTTATTTACCCATATGTCTGTATCTATTGCCATAATGTTCTCCTTTTAGTTTAATTGATATATGTAATCTCTTTTTGTTTTATAATTTTTTGTTAAATCTGGATCAAAATCTTTTCTGAAACCTTGTCTTTCGTATAACTGACCGTAGTCATTAAATAATGATTTGTCGCCTTGAGCGGTATCTTCAAATACATCTTCATAAGTTTGGTAATATTCATCTGGATACATAATCTCAATACCAGTACTACCTGTAAAATTAGTTGCGTCTTCTTTATATTGTCTATCTAAAATATCTTTAATTTTAGTTAATTGTTTTCTGTAATATTTGATTTTTGACATAGGTACATTTTTATAGATAGCAGAACCTATAAAGAAATTAGGATCGTATTGATCTTCGGAATCAATATACTCTCTTTTATATACAATACTAAATGATTTGAAATATTGGTCTGTAAATTTAAGGTTTTTAGTGTTTTCTATATCGTCTTTTTTCATAATATACACATAATATACACTAAAAAGACTATAAAGTCAAGCACAAAAATCGTTGATTTTACTAGGTTTTTAGGAATAATTATGAGAACAAAATGAGAACATCTACTGATTCGACCCATATTTTGCGATATAATACGAGTCAACTATGTCGGTTACTGGATTATTGAGTTTTGTCTGGTCAAACTCTTTCATTAAATCTACGTTGGTGTCTTTTACAAACTGCTCATACATTTTAAGTTTATCTGCATTACCCTTGCCAGTAGCATTCTTCTTTATCTGACCTGGTACTATACTCTCAAATGGAGTACTGCGTTTGTATAGTTTATGTTTTAGGGTCCCCATATTCTCTGCTAGGTTGAATACAAGTCCTTTACTTCCAAATGAGTATCCTTCTATAAAAATATTACTAGTAGTATTATCAATAATAGAAATCGCCCAATCTGAAATCTGGTCGTGTCGTTGTGTCTGGGAGGTATAGGGTAAATGTAGTCTGCCATTTATCTGTCCATTATAAAAATTGCCTTCATATTTTTTTACACTTGTTAGATAGTGTATCTTACAGTTCTCAAATTTAAATTGTCCTGTACATACACATATAGCAGGACTACTTAAACTATAATCAATTCCAATCGTCTTTGTCTTCGTCTTCGTCATCAAATATCGCATCCTCTTCATTTATAGTAGCGTCTGCCCCACAGAAAGGACAATGCTCTGGCTCGTGGTCTTCATCTTCCCATTTCACCCAATATGACACATCACAATTACTACAACTTATTTGTACTTTATTTGAATTTTCGTCTGGCATTATAGTTTAAATTTTTTAAACTGGTCTTTTGTAACATCTTGTTTAACACCACCTATTAAATAACTTTCTATTTCAGTTTCTTGTGGTGCGTTTTGTTGTGATCTGCTATTTAACCAATGTTGTGTCCAAGGTAATGGGTTGTTGTTTGAAGGCTGTTCATATTTAGTTTCTAATCCAATTGCTCTCATTCTTCTATTCGCTATATATTCAACATATTGATGTAATAGTTTTTCTGATAAACCAATCATACTGCCTTGTGAGAAAAGGTGGGTTGCCCAACGCTTTTCTTCCTGTACAGCGTCATCATAAATTTTGTAAACTTCTTTTTCACAATCTTTGATTATTTTTAACATTACTTTGTCGTTCTCTTTATTTCTATATAAGTTAAGAATTTGTTGGGACATTGCAAGGTGTTGGCTCTCATCTCTAGCAATAAGTGAAATGATTTTTGCTGAACCTTCTAATAATTTAAGTTCTCCAAATGCAAATGAGCAAGCAAATGAAACATAAAATCTTATACCTTCTAACACGTTTACAGTTACCATTGCTAAATACAATGCTCTTTTTAAATCATACTCACTAACTGACTTTGGATCTAATTGATACTTATATCCTAAAGTAATCAAATTATCGTATGCTTCTGTAACTGATTTTGATCTCTTTTCAATCTTCTCATCTTCTATAATCGTATCAAAAACTTCACTAGGATTTGAATATAAATTTTTAATTATATATGTATAACTTCTACTATGTATAGTTTCAAAGAAATCCCAAGCAACTATACAACCCTCTAGTTCTGGTAAAGATACAAAGGGTAGAAATGCTAAACAAGGACCTCTACCTTGTACACTATCTAACATTGTTTGATACTTTAAATTACTTGTAAATATAAACTTTTGTGCTTCAGATAATTCATTATAATCGTTTCTATCTTTCTGTAAAGATACTTCTTCAGGTCTCCAAAAGAAACCTAATTGTTGTTGTGCCAATCTATCAAAAACAGGATACTTAAACGTATCATATCTTTGTACTGCTAAATCTGGACCAAAAAACATTTGCTGTTTTGTGGCGTCTAATTTTTTACTCTTATTAAATACACTCTTACTCATTAAATTGTACACGTATCACAGTTTTCTGGATCGTCTTCCTCTTTTTCTTGGTTATCTTCAGGCACATTATCGTGGAATCCAACAGGATGTGATGGTTCATCTTCGTCTTTCTTACTATCATAAGTATTTTGATAATAAGAAGTCTTCCAACCCAATTTATATGTTGTTAATAAATCTTGTGCCATTGTTGATACAGGCACCTGTCCATCAGTATAATTTTCAGGATTGTATGACCAGTTACCACTAATTGCTTGGTCAAAATATTTTTGCATTACAGCAACGATATTTATATATCCTTCGTTCCCTTTCATATCCCAAAGTAAAGTATAAAAGTTCTTCAGTTTAGCATATTCAGGTACTATCTGTTTTAGTGGTCCCTTTTTAGATTTTTTAACAGACAAATAATCTCTAGGTGGTTCAATACCATTTGTAGCATTTGAAACAACACTAGACGACTCACTTGGCATTTGTGCTGATAATGTACTATGTCTTAAACCATGTTCTTTAATTTCTTTTCTTAAATGTTCCCAATCATAAGTTAAATCTCGTTTAACTATTTCGTCAACATCTTTCTTATATGTATCAATAGGTAATATACCATCTGCATATTTCGTTGATTTAAATGCTGAACATGGACCTTTCTCTTTTGCAAGGTCAACACTAGCACTTAATAAGAAGTATTGGAACGCTTCTGTTAATTTATCAACTTGTCTCCATGCTAATTTCTGGTCATATTTGTATCCTTTTTTAGCAAGATAATGAGCAAGTCCAATATAACCAACACCTAATGATCTTCTTGCCTTTGTAGAAACTTCAGCTGCATTAATTGGATACTTTTGATGGTCTATAATTTCATCTAAAGCTCTAACTGCTAAATCACATAAAGATTGTAATTCATCTCTTTGATTTATTTTTCCCACATTGATGGCAGATAAAATACATAAAGCAATTTCACCTTCGCCATCAATGTGTTGTATTGGAGTGGTTGGTAAAGTAATTTCTTGGCATAGATTACTCATAGTCACCTTGTCTTTAAATGATGAGTGAGTATTACAATGGTCAATATTCATAATGTAAATACGACCTGTTTCAGCTCTTTCTTTTAATATATCAAAGAATAGTTTTTGTGCTGATACTTTGGTTTTAGATACACTTGTTTTTCTTTCTGCCTTTTCATAAAGGTCATCAAACTCGGGTGTTCCCCAAGCTTCATATAGTTCAGGTACTTCGTGTGGTGAGAATAATGTTATTTCTTCTTCATTAATAAATCTTTCATAAAATAATTTTGATAACTGTATAGAGTAATCTAATTTTCTAACTCTATTGTCTTCACTACCTTTATTATTTTTTAAGACTATAATGTCTTCTATTTCTTGGTGCCAAATAGGGAAGTGAACAGTTGCACTACCGCCTCGGACTCCATTTTGAGTGCAACACTTAACGGTAGCTTCAAACTTTTTAAGAAAAGGTATAACTCCAGTGTGTTGGACTTCTCCCCCTCGGATCCTGCTATTGATACCTCGTATTCTTCCAGCATTGATTCCGATTCCAGCTCTCTGAGCGATGTACCTTCCAATGGCCATATCGCCAGAGAAAATAGAAGGTAGGGTATCATCAATATCAACCAATACACAGCTCGCATACTGCCGAAGAGGAGTACGTACACCAGCCATAACAGGCGTAGGAATATTGATTTTGAATTGACTAATTGCGTCATAATATTTTTTAACATATGACATTCTCCTTTCTTTAGGATATTTTGCAAATAGAGTAGCACTTATCATCATATACATAAACTGTGGTGTTTCGTATATTGTATTAATGCTTCTATCTTGTACCAGATACTTATCTATAACTTGTCTTAATCCTGCATAAGTAAAATCATAATCTCTATTATGATTTATCCAGTTCTCCATTCTATCAAAATCTTTTCTTTGATAGTGTGTAAATATTTCTTTATCGTATAAACCTGAATCTACAACTTTCTTTACGTGGTCATAAAAGTGTGGGTGGTCCCATAATCTACCAATGACTTGTTTTCTTAAACTGTATAATAATAATCTGGATGCTACATATGTGTAATTAGGAGTATTTAAATCAATTAAATCTGCAGCCGACTTTACTAAAATCTGTTGTATATCATTTGTAGAAATGCCATCATAAAATTGAAGGCCACTTTTCATTTCAACTTGTGAAGCTGATACACCTGTTATATCTTCAACAGCATACTCAACCATTTCATGGATCTTTTCAATGTTAAGGGGTTCGGTTCCTCTTCCGTTTCTTTTCTGTACATTTATAGACTCGTATCCTGTGCTTACCATATTCCTCCTTAACTAATACGTTTATATGAATTTAATTGTGTGATTGCTGATAAACCTGAATAGGTGTTATCTGATATAATTTTTTGGACTTGTTCTTTTGACTTACCGTTCATTATCATTTCGTTAATATCTTTTTCTTTTGTTCCTTCTGGCCATATTGTTATCATATAATTTTGGTCTATCATCTTATACATTCTATCTATTATTTCTTTATTTCTCGGTTCATTATCAAAGATAAAAACAACATCTTTTTTTTCAACAGGTAGTTGTAAGTCGGCACCACCAGCTGCTAGACAATTTTCAAGGAACAAACTATCTAATGGACCCTCTACTATGTATAATCTCTTGTGTAGATTAATTCGTTCTAGTCCAAATATTTTTTGTTTGTTCTCCTGTAGTTTTATTGTTAGGTACTTTGGTTGTTCTTTACCAAATGCTCGCCCTTGCAAAGCAAAGACTTCATTATCAACATCATAAAAAGGTATTATCAATCTCGGATGTTCGTAAGCATTATTTAGAGTAGTGAAAGTCCCTGGACGTATCTTATTTACGAAGGCCTGGAACTTGTCGCAATAATATAATCTGTCAAAATATTCTTTTGGCAGTTTTCTCTTTAACAAATACTTTTTCGCTGGATGCTTATCATCCAAAGTACTAAAGGCTTGAAGACCTTGTAGGGGTGTAGATTTTAATTTTGCTTTTGTATCTGTTTTAAATCTATCAAACAGATTATGCTCACTGGTAGGTTTACTACCTTTATATCTTTCTAAAATATACTGATCGTATAAAGGACGATCAACTAGTTTTATAAGATTTGCCAAATTGTGTGAAGCACTACAATTATGACATTTAAAAAACATATCATTTTTAACTCTATAAAGATATGCTCTTGCTTTAGTTTTAGACTTTTTAGAATCTCCGCAAACTGGACATCTAAAGTTGAAAAGATAATCTCTTTTCTTTTTAAACTGTTGTAATCTCGGCTGTATTTTAGATATATAACTTAAATCAATGTAACCACTCATAATAAAAAGTATATACTATATAGTCAAAAAAGTCAAGCAGTTTACCCCACTATTTTTAATATAGTTAATATCTCTGGCATTGACAATCCTATGATGATTGCCGCCCCTATGAGTAAGTATCTATATTTCTCAAATACACCGATCCTACCGTCTAAATTTGACGCTAAAGACTTGATTTCGCACATTAAACGCTTTTCTGATAGTTCAACTTCTTCTCTTAAACCTTCTACAGACTTGTTTAATCTGCCGTGGATATCTTCAAATTTACTGTCACTTTCAACTCTACGATTCTCTAATAAGTTGAATATCGCCTTGTCTATTTCTTCTTGTTTTGATAGTTTTTCTTCGTGTACAGCCAACATAGATTTAATACTACCAGAAATATCTGTTAGTTTATCTATTGCGTTATCAAGTTTTGAGTTGACGTTTGATACTTGTTCAACTTCGTTTTTTAATACTTGTAATTGTGTGAATAACTTTTGAGTATCACCTTGCTCTGCCATTAAAAATTCCTGTCTATCCAATTATTAACAGACCAATTCATATAAAGAAGTAGTCCAAAAAATAAGATTAAGTTTATAGTTCCGTAGTCCATATTTAGTCCGTTTGTATGATTGTAATATTATTCTGGTTGGCACTATTACCAACGTCAAGGTGTTGAGCTTCTTTATCTTGTAGTATCTGTACATCTGCTTCATTAGCAGTTTCAGTTTTAATATAAGCTCTATGGTTGTCGTTATATCTATTTATGATTGTGTAATCTCCTGAAGTGGATGCTGTAGCGTCATGGTCATTGTTTAATGTAGAGTATCTTCCTTTTCTAGTTTCTGAAGATGAACCTGTAAGTTCATTTGTTGTAGTAATAGTTTGTGTAATATCTCCTGTTGTATAGTTTAATGATTCACCACTAGCAGTTACTTCAGTTTCAGCACCACTATTATCAACCCATTCAGTACCACACGCTGAGTTTGCTTTATCCCAATAATATCCCCAAGCAGTACAGTCATCTTCATTATCTATATCTGCTAACCAAAGTTCTAATTCAGCGTCTATGTCGTAATCATCTTCGTAAGCATATTCATCTTCCCAGTTAGTTTCATCTGATTCATTATTGTAATCATAACCTGTATACCACCAATCGTATAATGAATCCCAATATGTATCCCAATCATTCCAACTCCATTCTGAAATATATTTTTTCTTTAAGTCTTTCATCTTCCAAGGTTTAGGTTGGTCAGGACACATCTCCCAATTAGGATATGTTCCGCACCATCCATACATCTTACCAAATAATTTTTTAGATTTCTTATCCCAACTATCGTAGGTTACTTTTAAATCCCAATCATCTTTATACCATTCGTTTAAGTAATCAACATACTCTTGGTTACACCAATAATCTTCATAACCATTATACACACAATAATTCTCTACTGTTAATGTTGGAGGACCGCCTTGATTTTTATATTCTGCATTTGAGTAGTAAGCGTCATCCATTGCAAAATCTTCCCACGTATATCCTTCAGCTAATTCTACTTCGGTTTCTTCTTTTGTTTCTTCAACTGCGTCAACAGTTTCTACTTCTACATTCCAAGAAGTTAAACCATACTTCTCTAGTGTTTCGTTATATGCCTCATCATAAGCATCCCAATCTACTTCGTCCCAATTTACATTGTCCCAATCAATAGTATCCCAAGTACAATCTGAACAACCAATGGCGTCAAAGTATGCTTGATCCATTTCAGCGTACATATTCTTAGCGTCATCCCAATCCATAGTCTTTTCACCTTCGGCATCCCATACTGAAATCTGGTTGTCTTCATCTATATAACCCCACTCTTTTAAATCATCTTCCCATTCATCATAATAAGATGTATCAACCTCTGCCTCTACAACTGCTGTATCTAAATCTTTTTCTAAACTATCTTTAGTTTCTATCATACTATCTGTAGTACTATCTGTCATATCAGTAGCAACAATAGCATTATTATCTTCTACTATATTTGCCTCTTCATTAATAATAGCCTCTTCCATTTTCTGTGCTTTATCAGCTTTACTATCAACATCACCAAACTCTTTTATTGATTCATCTTTTATATCTTTTTCTAATTCATCTAACTCAATAATGTCTTGTTTATTAGTTTCTATTTTTGGAGGTGTTGGCGCTAAATCATTTGATACAACTGTTACTGAATTGTAAGCATTTGTAATTGTTTGGGAACCTGTATCGTTTGTTACTGTGACTTGTCCTACTGCACCATCACTATCAGGTAATAAAGTAATTGTTGCTTGACCAGATGTTTCTACAGTTGCTGAAAAGGCAGTACCTTGTACTGTTACTGTAGCAAAACCAGCATTAATATTAACTTCACCACCTAGATTAGATACTGCACCTGATTCATATGTAAATGAGCCAACGTTAACTGATACGTTCATAGCTAATTCTATTGGTACAACTGAAGTATCAAAAGCAAATTCATCAATTGTTAATTCTGTATTTGGTCCCATTGTAAA